GCTTGTCGACGTTCGGGCTCGTACCGGCATAGGCCAGCAGGTCGTTCGAGATCGGGACCAGGCCGGTCAGCTTCTTCGCCGACAGCTTCAGGTTGTCGAAGGTCTGGCCAGTCACACCGATATCCGAGTCGCTGCCGGTGTAGCCAACGACTGCGCCACCCTTCAGGCGCGGCAGGGTGATGTTGCCGTTCGTGAGTGGCAGCGTGCGCGCGCCGAGGCGGCGAACAACCGACTGCGGACGCCACAGCTCGATCACTTCGCGGGCCATGTTTTGCGGAACGAGCACGCCGCCGGCGCCAGGCGTCAGGGTGTTCAGTGCCATCGCGACGTCTTCACCGAAGTGATTGTCCATCGCAAACTTGGCGGCCACCTGCTGGTTGCCTTGAGCGACAACCAGTGCGCGCACCATGCGCGACATGCCGGTACCGGGCACGCTTGGCATGCGTGGCGTCGCCGGCATGCTTGCAGCGGCCGCAGGCGGTGCTGCGGGTTGGTGGATCGCCGACAGGGCACGATCGACAGGCACGGCGGCCGCAGCGGCCATGCTCTCGGATGCTTCCATGCGGGTGATCTGCGCGGTCAGCTCGCCGAATTTGGTTTGCAGACCGGTGAACTCGACCAGCTGCTCGGCGGTCAGTTGACCGCCGCCGGCTTCGATCAGGGCCAGGGCTTGCACGCTGGCGTTGACCTTGGCGCGTTCGCTGCGGAGTTCGTTAATGGTTGGCATATTGCCTCTCCTAGAATTGAAAAAGCCGCCTCGAGGGCGGCTTGGTTGCTTGTCCCGCGAACGCGGTCAAATTTGGGTCTGGAGCGCCATTGCTTTTGCGCGGGCGCCGATGGATTGCTTCGAATTGCGGGAAACGCGCGCCTCGCGCGCTTGGGCGGCGATGCGGTCAATGGCAGCTTGAGGCGTCTCGATACGATCGGCGAAGCCGACATCGATACCTTGCTGACCCATAAACACGCCAGCCTCGGTGCTGCGCACAGCGTCAGCGCCGATACCACGGTACCGGGCGACCGAGTCAACAAACTGACCGTAATATCCCTGCACCATGTCGTTGAGAAACTTGAGTGACTGGTCAGTCAGCGGCTCGTGCGGACTCAGGTCATTCTTGTGCGCGCCAGCGTAGACCGTCGTCACCTTCACGCCCATCTGCTCGTTTCGGGCCGAGACATCCATGTGCTTGGCGATCACACCGACCGAACCGACGCCGGAGGTGCGCGACATGGAGACGTTGCCAATCGCAGACGCGATCAGGTAGCCGGCCGAGTAAGCGCTGTAGTGCGTGATCGCGCTCATCGGCTTGACACCGCGCGCCTCGAAGAGGAAGTCGGCCAGCTCGAAAGCGCCGACGGTGCTGCCGCCAGGGCTATCGATGTCGAAAGCGATTTGTTCAACAGCGGGATCCGCGAGCGCTGCGCTGACCTGGCCGCGCAGCTGCTCGTAGCTGGTCATGGTTTCGCATGGGTTCATTTGCATGCTGCGGCTCACCAGCACGCCATGCACTGGGATAATGGCCACGCCAGTATCGGCAATCATCTGACGGCGCGACGACTCAGCGCGCATAGCGGCCGTTTCGTACGGGCCGCTGTCGTCATCCATCATCTGCGGCTGCGCGCCGTTGACGCTCAGGTTGACGATGTTCAGGCTCATTTGCTGATTGGCCCAGGCAGCAGCCTGGTCCAGCATCGACTCGGTCACCATAAGCGGCTGATTAAAAATCATGCCGGCGATGCGGAAACGGTTCTTCATGCAAGGATTCCTTCGATTTCGGCGACTTGCTCGGCGCTCGCCTTCACGGGCGTAACCGGCAGCGGCTTGGCCGCGTCGACCATGTTGAGCGGCTGCAGGTAGGTGTTGCCACCTTGGATAGGGGGCAGGTTTTCAAGGCGGCGGATATCGTTTACGGACAGCCATCCCCACTGGCGGGCGACCGCGTACGCGGCGTAGCGCGATCCCTGATCGCCGCGCAGCAGGCCGGAGACGTTGAACTCGATGTAGTACTCATCCCGCTCGCTCGGAAGCAGCAGGTCGCGCATCATCGCCTGTTCGTGTCGCTTGATCCAAGGCAGCAGCGTGTAAATCACGAACTGGATCGCTTGGTGCTCGATGTTCGAGAATGTCGCCTTGTCCAGCTCGCCAATCATGTGCGGCGGCACCTTGTAGATGCGCGCAATGTCGAGCGAAGTCAGCTTCAGGGCCGGGATCAGCTCCGCATCGACGTTGGTCATCGACAGCGGCTTGAACGTCATCCCCTCCTGAAGCATCGCCACGCGCTTGGCGTTGGTGCTGCCGCCGTACATCTGCTGCCACCGGTCTGTGATTCGATCGATGACGCTCTGGTCCTTGATCGGCGACGATTCTCGCGGCCGCTCGATCACGCCCGACAGTGCGGTGCCGTTCAGGAACGACTTGCCGGCATACTGTTGGATCGCCTGGGCATGGCCAATTGCGTTCGCGTGCAGCATGATCGGCGACATGCCGACGTAGTTGTTCAGGCTCCACCACCGGACGTGATGCACCATCCGCTGCGGGATCGGCTCCTGACCATCGATCCGGTAGTAAGGCAGCAGGTCAGGCCCCTTGAGCACCTGAACGCTTTCCGTATCGACCGGGTACAGTCCGGTGACCGTACCATCGCCGTCTCGGCCGATGAGGCTGATCGAGTTGCCCCGGGTACCAGCCTTCAGCTGGCTGTTCTCGCGATATTCGAACGGCGTCTGCCACTCGTTCGGGGCATACGCTAGGATCCGGTAAAGAGGGTGATCCTTGGCCGGCTCGCGACCACCGTCATTGGTGCGACGGATTAGCTCGACCGGCAGTTGCGCAAAGCTTTCCGCAATCAAAGTCACGCAGGCTTGCAGCGATGTAAGCGTGAGGGCCGACTCGACAGTCACCAGCGGTCCCGCATCGGAGCGCGTCCCACCTAGGCCGGACAGCCAGCTGCCGCCGCCAGCGCTAACCTGCGGGCTAAAAAACTGTTTGGCGAACATCCGTTATTCCTTGATGCCGCCGCGCGCCATGGCGCGGGCAACGGTGTACGACCAGAACAGCAGGCCAGCGCCAGCAACGATGAAGCCTGCTGGGAGGAAAATCATCCCGGCGCCAACGGTAATCGAAAGCAGGCCGATGATGCCGGCGACGAGGGTCGCCCAATCAATGAAGCTCATATGCAAACGCCCTCGTCGTAGATTGAAGTGGTCTGTGCTGGCTCTGGATTCAGCGCCATCAACTGGACCGCGTTGAACAGCGCCATCAGCGGGTCGATCTTGCCGGTGCCGGACGCCTGCTTGGTGATGAGAGCAGCGTTACCGCGCGGCTCGATTTTGGCGTTACTGACGCACCAGTTCATCAGCGGCTGGCCGCCGTGCAGCAGCACGCCTTCGGCAAGCTTCCGCTCCGTCACGCTGATCGCGCCGATCAGCTTCCAGCCCTGTGAGACGCCGAAGCACTTTCCCTCGTCGATCTCGGCGTCGACAAGCGCCTGAAACATAACCTTGTGGGTCTTTTCCGGATCCAGACCAACGGAAGCCAGGAGGCCAGACTCGTTGACTTCCTTGACGACTGCGGCCACCTCGGCTACGTCGCCCGGCAGTTCCTCGATGATCACTAGGTCGCCCTGCTCTTGGAAGTCGGTGTATTTGCTTTCTTCGCTTTTGCGGCGCTCCATCGCGATCGGGTGCGCCCAGGCGCGCGTCCATGCGAGCCACTTGCCTGTATTACGCTCGCGCCCGACGAAAGCCAACCCCAACAGGTCATCCAAACCGCCGCCATCGATCCCGGCCGTAACCACCTCGCAACGAGCGAGCAGCTCGTGGAGCGTGATTCCGGGCACCTTTGCCTGGCGCTCCCAAAAGTCGGCGCCAACCCAGCGATCTGATCGCAGATTCAAGCCGATTTCGACATTTCCGTGCTTCGACAAGAAGCCGCGCAGCGATGCCTCACCCTCGATCTCGGCCTTCATGAATTCGCGCTCGAGGAATGCGCTGTCGACGGAGTACCCGTAGTTCGGGTTCACCATAGGCAGGTTTTCGAGCTTCAGGTGCTGCTTCGCCTTCACCATCTCCGGCGGGTGCTCGTAAATGATGGGAACGAACTGCGGGTCGTGAATTTTTCCGTCCCGTACGTCGCGGGCGTATTGCAGTTTTTCTTTGAAGATGCCGGCAGGCGGCTCATCGCTCTGCGTCGTTACCCAAATAACGAAGCCCTCTGGACGAGAGGCTAAGCCGCCGAGCGCCTCGCGAAACATATCTTTCGCATTGGCCTGTTTGCCGAACAGCCATAGCTCTTCGACGAGCGTGCCGACCGATTTCTTACCCGCGACCGTCGCGCTGTCAGTTGCGATCACCCTGAGGGTCGAATTCTTCTCGCGATGCGTCAGCTTTTTGACGTGCTCTTGCACGTGAATCAGGTCGAGCAGCTCGCTGTAATCGTCTTCATCCAGGTAATTCACCATGTCCCGCGCCGGGTTGTAGCTGT